TATAATATAGTCAATACATATTAAAATATGAGTATTCAACTTGCACTACTTAAATCTGGAGAAGAGGTAATTGCTGATATCAAAGAAATTCGTCAAGAAGAAACTGATGTCCTAGTGTCTTATCTTTTTAAAGATCCATATTGTATTAAAATAAAAACATCTCAAGTTCTAGTTGAACAAGAAACTAGACCAAAACATGAACTTGCATATTACAAATGGATGTCATTATCAAAAGATGATGATATAATTGTAAATAAAGATTGGGTGGTTTCAATTACTGAACCACTTGACACTGTTAAAAAAAACTATGAGGAAAAAGTAAATGGAAGACGATTTGATGATACAGACGGATCAAGCAACGGACGAGATGGTGGAACCAGCCAATCCTATCCAAGTATTACTCTTAACGAATCAAACGATTCTGATATCTGAGATTGATGAAGTCTTAGCAGATATTGGTCAACCAGATTGTAAATTAATTAATCCATGTGTTATAGTAGATGGGAAGGTATCAAAGTGGATACCAGATCTAACATCAAATACTGAGATGTTTATGAGTTCTGATAAGATATTAACATTGGTTGACCCATCAAAACATATACTTGAAGAATATAAGAAGATTACTCAATGAGGTTTTATACAAATGTCCATCAAAGGTTTGATGAAATTCTTGTTCGTGGATATGAGAATGGCAAGCATTTTACTGCAAGAGAAACATTTAACCCCACTTTTTATGTACCTTCTAAGAAAGAATCAAAGTATAAAACTCTAGAAGGAGACAGCGTTCAACCAATTAAACCTGGTAAAATATCAGAGTGCAAGGAGTTTATACATAAATATTCTGAGGTGGATAACTTTGATGTTTACGGAAATGACAGATATATCTGTCAATATATCTCCGAAAAATATCCAGAAGAAGAAATCAAATTTGATATTAGTAAGATTAAATTAGTCACGATTGATATTGAGGTTGCAGCTGAAAGTGGATTCCCTGATGTTTTTAATTGTGCAGAAGAATTACTCGCAATCACTCTACAAGATTATACAACTAAAAAGATAATTTGTTTTGCTTCACGTCCATTCAATAATACGAGAGAAGATGTAAGATACGTTCAGTGTACGGATGAATATAATTTAATAGATCGTTTTCTAGAATATTGGCAGACAAATACACCAGAAGTTATTACTGGTTGGAACTGTGAGTTGTATGATATTCCGTACATTGTAGGACGTATTGAAAGATTGATGGGTGAAAAGAAAGTTCGTAAACTTTCTCCTTGGGGTTATGTAAGAAAAAAAGATTTTGTTGTTCAGGGTCGTAAACAAATATCTTGTGAGATGGCTGGTATATCAGTTATTGATTACCTTGATCTCTATCGTAAGTTTACATATACAAACCAAGAATCATATCGCTTAGATCATATTGCTAATGTTGAACTTGGTAAAAAGAAATTAGACCACTCTGAGTTTGATACCTTCAGAGATTTCTATACAGGTAATTGGCAAAAGTTTATTGAATACAACATCATCGACGTAGAACTCGTAGATCAACTCGAAGATAAAATGAAGTTGATTGAACTTTGTCTGACGATGGCATATGATGCGAAAGTAAATTATACAGATGTATTCTTTCAAGTGAGAACTTGGGATTCAATCATCTACAATTATTTGAAGAGGAAGAACGTCGTGATTCCTCCGAAGGTAAGAACAGACAAAGATTCACAATATGCAGGTGCTTATGTTAAGGAACCAATACCTGGTAAGTATGATTGGGTAGTGAGTTTTGACCTTAATAGTCTATATCCTCATCTCATTATGCAATATAATATTTCTCCTGAGACATTACTTGAACAGAGGCATCCATCAGTCACAGTTGATAAAATACTTTCCGAAGAAGTAACATTTGAAATGTATAAAGATACTGCGGTATGTGCAAATGGTGCAATGTATCGGAAAGACATCAAGGGGTTCTTACCCGAACTGATGGAGAAAATGTATAATGAGCGAGTTATCTTCAAGAATAAAATGATTGAGGCAAAGAAAGCTTATGAAAAAACCAAGACAAAAACGTTGGAAAAAGAAATTGCCCGTTGCAACAATATCCAGATGGCAAAGAAGATTTCTCTTAACTCTGCTTATGGTGCTATCGGGAATCAGTATTTTCGGTATTTTAAATTAGCAAATGCGGAAGCAATTACGCTTTCGGGACAGGTTTCCATTCGTTGGATTGAAAATCGAATGAACCGTAAATTAAATAACATCTTAAAAACGGAGGATATTGATTATGTTATTGCTTCTGATACCGATTCCATTTATCTTAATTTGGGCCCTTTTATTGACGCAGTATTCGAAGGCAGAGAGAAGAATGCTGAAGGGGTCGTTGATTTCCTTGATAAGGTGTGTGAAGTGGAATTTGAAAAATATATTTCTGATTCTTACCAAGCGTTGGCCAACTATGTAAATGCTTATGATCAAAAGATGTTTATGAAAAGAGAGAACATTGCAGATCGTGGTATATGGACAGCAAAGAAAAGATACATTTTAAATGTATGGGATAGTGAAGGAGTCAGATATGGGGATGCCAAGTTGAAGATCATGGGCATTGAAGCAGTCAAGTCATCAACACCTGCACCTTGTCGGACTATGATTAAGGATGGATTGAAAGTGATGATGAGTGGAACTGAAGATGAGATGATAGATTATATTGATGGTTGTCGAACTAAATTCAAGTCTCTTCCACCAGAAGATATATCTTTCCCAAGATCTGTTTCCAATGTAGTAAAGTATAAAGGTATCAACACAATATATGCAAAAGGAACTCCGATGCACGTTCGTGGTGCATTGTTGTTTAATTATTATGTCAAAGAAAGAAAACTTGATAAGAAGTATGCATACATACAGAACGGTGAGAAGATAAAGTTCTGTTACTTGAAGAAACCAAATCCTACAAGAGAGAATGTGATTTCATTTATTCAAGATTTTCCAAAGGAACTTGATCTAGAAAAGTATGTTGATTATGATACTCAATTCGATAAAGCATTTCTTGATCCGATGAAGGCTGTATTGAATGCAATTGGTTGGTCAGATGAAAGAAAGATTACTTTAGAAAGTTTTTTCTCCTGATTGCCAAAAGTAAAATAAGGTGTTATAATAAGATTACTTAAACTTTTATCATGGATTTACCAATCAACAACGAAGAATTACAAGAGTTGATGGATGCATTAAATGAATCAATGCATCCAGATGCAATGAAAAGGCAATTTCGTAATGAATTACATCGAAAGTTGAGACTCACTAAATTCTTGATAGAAGAAGGGTATCCTCATAAAAAGGTATTAAGAGAAGTATTCGACATTGTGGCATAGTATGAATTTTTTAAAAGAAATAGTAAAAGAGATCGGGGATGACTACACCCAAATTGCGTCAGAAATTAATGAAACTGAAAGATTCATTGATACAGGAAGTTATATTTTTAATGCGGTTGTCTCTGGTTCCATTTATGGTGGCGTTTCTAGTAATAAGATTACTGCCATTGCTGGCGAAAGCAGTACTGGAAAAACTTATTTTTCCCTTGCTGTTGTCAAGAACTTTTTGGACACTAACCCTGATGGGTATTGTCTCTATTTTGACACTGAAGCAGCAGTCAATCGAGGACTATTGGAGTCTCGTGGAGTTGATACGACACGGTTGGTTGTTGTAAATGTCGTAACAATTGAAGAGTTTAGACAGAAAGCATTAAAGGCAGTTGATATATACCTTAAAACAGATGAAGAGAATCGCAAGCCTTGTATGTTTGTATTAGATTCTTTAGGTATGCTTTCCACAGAGAAAGAAATAAATGATGCATTGAATGATAAGCAAGTGAGAGACATGACTAAATCTCAACTTGTCAAAGGTGCATTTCGTATGCTTACCCTTAAGTTAGGTCAGGCAAATATTCCACTAATAGTTACAAATCACACTTATGATGTCATCGGAGCTTATGTACCAACTAAAGAAATGGGAGGGGGTAGTGGACTCAAATATGCAGCGTCTACAATCATTTATCTCAGCAAGAAAAAAGAAAAGGATGGCAAGGAAGTTATCGGAAACATTATCAAAGCAAAGACTCATAAATCACGTCTAAGTAAAGAGAATAAAGTTGTTGAGATTCGTTTGTATTATGATGAACGAGGTCTTGATAAGTATTATGGTCTTCTTGATTTGGGAGAGGTTGGTGGATTATGGAAGAATGTAGCAGGTAGATATGAAATGAATGGTAAGAAAGTCTATGCAAAAGAAATATATAAGAATCCTGACAAATATTTTACTGATGATATAATGAAGAAGTTAAACGATATTGCTGTTGAAGAGTATAGTTATGGTTCCTTATAGTTATAATATATTACCAATAAATTTGTGTGATTACTTAATTAATGTTTATGAAACAAATTCTGATAATCATGAAAGAGTTGATAAGGACTCAAAACCAACATTCACACAGTTAAATTTAAATAGATATCATCCTAAAGTTATATCAAATCTTTGTAATTATTTTTCTATGGCATTAGATAATTACAAAAAAGATATACCATCAGCAAAATATTTACCCGAAGTTAAATATCTTGAAGAGTTTAGAATCAAAAAATATAAAGTTGGTGGAGTAGATCGTTTTGATGAACACGTTGATATCATTGATCACAAATCAGCTAAGAGATGCCTTGCAATGTTATTTTATTTGAATGATGTTAATGAAGGTGGTAAAACTATTTTCCCTTATCAGGATAAATCATTTACTCCAGTCAAGGGATCTGTTATAATATTTCCACCAACATGGGAATATCCACATTTGGGAGAACCACCTATAAGTAGTCCCAAATATATTATGAGCACTTATTTGCATTATGGAACGAATTGAAACTACAATTCTAAAAAACTTAATAATCAATGAAGAGTATTCCAGAAAGGTATTACCTTTCATTAAAGGTGAATACTTTGAAAGTCTTCATGAGAAAGTAACATTTGAAGAGATTGCTAAATTTATTATTGAGTATAATAATCTTCCAACTAAAGAAGCAATTATTATTGAATCAGAAAAGAGAACAGATATAAGTGATGAAGGATTTAAAGATATAAGTAATTTAGTAACAGAATTAAATGAAGAGAAAAGCGACCTTCAATGGTTGTTTGATACCACAGAAAAATGGTGTAGAGATCGTGCTATCTATCTCGCACTTGTTGAATCAATTAGTATATCTGATGGTAATACAGAAAAGAAAAAAACTAGAGATGCGATTCCCTCAATATTATCAGAGGCATTAGCAGTTAGTTTTGATAATAATGTTGGACACGATTATTTACAAGACTATGAAGAAAGATACAAATACTATCATCAAAAGGAAACTCGAATTCAATTCGACCTCGATTTTTTCAATAAGATTACGAAGGGTGGTCTTCCTAATAAAACACTCAATATTGCTCTTGCTGGCACTGGTGTTGGTAAGTCTTTGTTTATGTGTCATGTCGCAAGCAGTGTGTTACTCCAAGGGAAGAACGTATTATACATCACGCTTGAGATGGCTGAGGAGAAAATTGCAGAGAGAATTGATGCTAATTTATTAAATGTTCCAATTCAACAATTGATTGATTTACCAGAAATGATGTTTGAAAATAAGGTAACTAATATTGCAAAGAAGACACAAGGTACATTAATTATTAAAGAATATCCAACTGCATCAGCACACTCAGGACACTTCAAAGCACTACTCAATGAACTTGCACTTAAGAAGTCATTTAAACCAGATATTATTTTTATTGACTATCTAAATATCTGTGCATCAAGTAGATATCGGGCAAATTCCAATGTCAATTCTTACTCGTATATTAAAGCGATTGCAGAAGAACTCCGTGGTCTTGCAGTTGAGACTAATGTACCTATCGTCTCCGCTACTCAGACGACTCGCTCTGGCTATGGTAATAGTGATGTCGATCTTACTGACACAAGTGAGTCCTTCGGTTTACCTGCCACTGCTGATCTTATGTTTGCTCTTATTAGTACGGAAGAACTTGAGGAACAGGGGCAGATAATGGTCAAGCAATTGAAGAATCGTTATCATGATCCAACTTTAAATAAGAGATTTGTGATAGGTGTAGATCGTGCAAAGATGAAATTGTATGATTGTGAACAACAGGCACAAAATGATATTGTTGACAGTGGACAAGAAGTGGAGTATAATTCTGATAAGAGCAAAATGCTCAGTAAATTTGACGCATTAAAATTCTAATTATGTCTGGAGACTACAACACACACAACGATCAACAACCAAATATAAATTACACGGACAATAAAGTTGACCTCAACAAATATGCTATATTCGTGGATGGTGTCACATCCGATCCCAGTAAGGATTATCAATCTTTCCTTGAGAGTCTTAGTGCCCTTGACGGAAAAGGTGCCAATATTCACAGGCTTCTTACTGCTGCTGTTGGGATTAGTGCTGAAGGTGGTGAGTTTATGGAGATCGTTAAGAAAGTTATTTTCCAAGGAAAACCTTGGAACGATGATAATCGTGAGCACCTTGTTATTGAGTTGGGTGATGTTTGTTGGTACGTCATGCAGGCTTGTGCTGCCTTAAATGTAACTCTTGATGAAGTAATAGAAGGTAACGTAAATAAATTAAAGAAAAGATATCCTGGTGGAGATTTTGATGTTCACTATTCGGAGAACCGTGCAGCAGATGATAGATGAATATGATTACTGTATATGAGGAGCATATTAAAACTCTAGAAAAAGAAAACAAAAGTTTAAAAGCACAAGTTCAATTTTTAAAAGAACAACTAGCATATAAAACTTTTGGTAAACCAACACACGAAGACAACAAATGAAAACTACTGAAAATTATGAACAACTTTTAGCAAGATTTACGAAAAGAATTAAACAAGTAGATCCAGAAGATAAAGAAAGAGTATCATATCTTAAGGGATGTATTGACACTGTTGAGTATTTGATGACTGGTAGATTACCAAGAGATGGTAATCATGATGGCATGAAGGATCATTCTCCATCTCATAGTCATGTTCGTAGAGACTTAGGTTCACTTGACTAAATAGGTATACTTACTATCAGATTATGAGAGAACAGATTATTAATGCTTTAATTGCACATGCTCACGGTGATATTGCAAAGCACAAGGCTAACGTAGAAGTATATTTGACAAATCCAGTTGGTATCGGAGAACATTCAAATGTGCTAGAAGCAATTGAACAAGAATTAAATATGATTGCAAAATATCATGATCAGATAGAGGTTCTGAGCAAATATTTTAAAAAGAAAAATGACGAACAATCAGTCGGATAAACATACAGCAAAAAAAATAATTAAGATATATAAAAAGAAACCTAGTCTTTACAGCGAGGCAGATGTAATGTACGCTAAGATGGTTAGGAAGATTTATAAGAAAAAGAAAAAAACTAATGGCTGAGTTAACTAAGTCAGATCTCTCTAAAAGAGGAAATGATGAAACTCTTATTAATAAATTTTTCGGTCAGCAAGGATTGGTGGATACTTTTTTGCATAAAGATGGGCAGTTTAAACCTACTGCAATTGTATTTGAAGAAAATAATAATCAAATAGATGCGTTTGAAGATAATCAAAATAATAGATCAAGTGAAGCATTATCTAGAGTAAAGAATATATTAGAGAGAAACCAACGTTCCGATAAAATTTTATTTACTGGTAAATTTTTAAACACCAATAAAATTAAAACTGTTCCTTTAACTGAAATGGTAAAGACGGAGGAATTTGGTGGACAAGTTGGTGGTAAGAAAATTAATTTGGGAATAAAATTTGAAAAAGATTTTTATGAAAGTTTAATATGTGAGTTGGGATGTTCAAGTACAAGCACGAAGTATGCAAAAGATGCAAAGAAACTAATAGAAGCAGTTGGAAAAGTAAAGAAATCTGGTTTTTCAGAAGTTAAAGCTGTAGGTGGTAAAAATAAACCAAGACCACTTTCGTACAGTAGTGGTTTATATGTATCTGCAGGTGGGAAAAAAACTAAAGACATAGGAAGTACAATAACAGATATTACAACTAAATTTGGTGGAAAGGATGAGGTTTATCTTTCTTTGAAATTTGGTGATACTTTGACTTTCATTAACTCTGGTGTTGGTAAAATATTTGCAGTAAATGATTACAAAAAGAATTTTGACAATTACAAAAATCCAATAGGTAGAGAAATTTTTAATATGTTTGCAATAGATAAGGTAGAGTTTGCAAATATTTTCAATAACTACGGTAAGTATAAAGGAAAGAAAGTTGATGTAACTGGTAAATGTAATAAAAGAAGTATTGAAAATTTATTACAATATGCGATTGGGTATGGGTATTGGATGGTTCATGCAAAAGGAAATAAGTTGGATATGTTTCAAGTAACTGAATCATATATGAAAAAATCAGCAAAATTAACAGGTCGTGTAGTACTAAATTATGGTGGTGCTAGGGGCTCTGGAAAGAGATTAGATATTCATTGCGAGAGTAATAATTATAAGTTCATGTTTAACTTAAGAAATAAACAATCTGGTCTATATCCTTCACATATAATGTGTGATTATAAAAAGAAATAAATAAAAGAAAAAGTGTCTGGAAAAATGGATCTTAAATCAATTACTGAAGCATATCAATCTGTACAAGAAAAGAAATTAGACCCAGTTGGTAAAGAAGATGGGGATGTGGATAACGATGGAGATAAAGATAGTTCTGATTCTTATCTTATGAAACGTCGTAAGGCAATTGGAAAAGCAATGAAAAAAGAGGAAATAGAAAAAGAAGAAGAAACAGCAGTTGCCGAGCATCATCAAAAAGATGCTGATGGTAAAGTAATTGAGCATGATGACACTACACCGAGTTCAGTTGAAGAGCAGACAGTTCTTTCACAACTTAGTGAGAATGGTAGAGGAATTGATGAATTCGAAGCAGTAGTTTCATATTTAATTGATGAAGGTCTTTCTAATACTTGGGAAGAAGCACAAAAAATTATGGGAACTTTAAAATCAGAATTAGTAGAAGAGATTTATCAAAATCAACTTTGGACTCTTTTTGATGAAAATTATCATGCAATGAGAAATCCTGAAAAGTATGAAGAGAAACCATACAAAGAGAAATCAAAGAAAGAAAGAATGGCAGATCCAAAGAGAGGAATCAACTCTCCTGCATTCAAAGAGTTCATGCGTAAACAGGGAATGTAATGACTCAAGAAGTTTTACTATACGATGTAGTTCACGATTATATTATCTCAGAAAACTTTGCTTCTAATACTGAAGGAGCAAATAAAGTGATGTTAAAACTCAGTGATGAGTTGATGCAAGAGATATATGAAAGAACAATGACAGCATCAGAGAAAAGAAAAGATACGATGCTCAAGAAGAAATATGATGACTCTGATATGAAGAAGAATATGCAAGGTCAATATGGTAAGGAAGAAGGAAAGAAAGTTTACTTTGCTACGATTCGTAAGCAAGCAATGAAGAAAGAAGAAGTAGAGCAAGAAGATCCTTCTGTGAAAGCAAAGATGAAAAGACAAGCAATGATTAAAAAGCAAGTCTTGATGAAAAAATTACAGGCAGTTAGAGCTGGTGCAGGTGCTGATATTACATCTTCTCATGAACTAGAAGGTGAAGTAGTAGAGGAAGTTGGTATTAGTAGTACTGTGATGATGGATAAGGCAAAGAAAGAAGCAATGCTCAGAAAGAAAGAGCAAGAAGCAGTTGCAAAGAAAATGAAAAAGGTGAGTGAAGCTACGACTGATTATGGTTCTCAAACTGCACGAGATAATGATGACAATAAAGCAGCAGTTGCTGCTAGAAAAAGGATTTATGATCGTGCTAGTGAGAAAGACAAAAATATGATGGATGCTCGAACAATTTCTCAACAAAGAAATAAGGTTAGGGGTGATAGAATGAAGGCAGACCAAAATAAACCCGAAGTTGATAGTGTAGGTTCTTTGATACAAAAAAAATTAAAAGTTGGAAAATTTAAAAAAATGAATGAAGATGTAAAAAGAGATGAGTATGGTGATCCAGTTGGTGGGCCAAAGATATCAAAGAAACAACTCAAGAAAAATCTAGCAGCAAATGCACCAGATGAGGATCATACTAATACAACTGCTGAAGGATACGGTAGTGACAGAGTAGGGCCTGCATTAAAAGTTGCTCGTGCAATAGACAAAGTAAATCCTAGACCAAAACCTAATAGTAAACGCACTGCAATGTCAAGAGCATTGAAGATGGCAAGTATTAAAAAAGATGAGAAGATAAGAAAGAGAAAAGAAAATCCATATTCAACAGATAAAAAATTGAAAATGGTTGCTACATCAATTCGTGATAGAGTCAAACAAAAGGTTAAGTCAATGGCAACAAGTGAGGATTTTATTCCAGAAGAAGGATATGATGTCGCAAGAGATCAAGAAAAAGTAAAACCTTCCAAAGATAAGAAAGATGCAACTACAATGCCACCAAGTAAAGAAATGATGAAGACTCAGAAGGTAAACAAAGGTCATTCTGCACTTGAACTTGTGAGAAAGAAGTACGGTAAGTCTGTTATGGGAACTAAAAAATGAATTATTCATTATATGATTCTTGGTTTGATGACGAATTACCACAGGCACAGTTTGATAGTTTGCAGTGTTGGATCGAAAATGAGAATACAGCAAAGTGGTCAACAGTAGTAGATACCTCAGTTCATTCTGTCTTATATGACTTGGCAACACGGAATGGTTTGATATTAGGTGGAACAGAAGAAATAATACCAGTTTAAAAACTGTCCACTACCACTGGACTTATACCCATAATTGAACTATAATATGGGTATGAAGAATAAACATCTTGAACATCCAGAAGACTCTATCTTTACGAGTGGTCGTAAGGGTCTTCACAATATCCTAAACTTCCTAGAGGAGAGTAAGGGTAATATTTCAGTTAAGTATGATGGTGCACCTGCAATTGTATGGGGTATCAATCCAGATAACAATTGTTTCTTTGTAGGAACAAAGAGTGTTTTTAATAAAGTTAAGGTCATGATCAACTACAATCATTATGATATTGAAGTCAATCATGGTCATGTGCCAGCAGTAGCATCCATATTGCATCTGTGTTTTGAGAAGTTACCAAGAATTGAAGGTGTTCATCAAGGTGATTTTATCGGATATGGTGGAGGAAAAGAATATACTCCAAATACAATTACATATAAATTTGATAATAATATAGAAGAAGATATAATAGTTGCTGCACATACAACATATGAGGGAGAAGTTCTTAAAGATATGTGTGCTTCATATGGTTGCGATCAAATTGCTTCTGAGGAAGTTAAGTTCTTGGATACTAATGCTAAGTTGAATACACCTAATTATAAGTTAAGTTTGTATATTGCAGCTGCTCGTGTTGCTGCTAAGTTTATTAAGTTTCCAAATGAGGATCAAGGTAAGAAGTTAAAGATTGCTGTTAACAAATATATTCGTGAAGGTCGAGAGTTAAATCCTTCTCAACTATCTAAAGAAACAGGATTTAATAAAAACCTTTTTCAACTTTATAAGTTCCTAATCGAGATCAAAGAGTTATTAATGAAGAGTGTAGATACATTTGAATCTGTTGATTGTTTCATTAGTGGTGAGGAATATAGTCATGAAGGATATGTAATGACTAATGGATATGGTACATTTAAATTAGTAAATCGGAAGCAGTTTTCTTATGCTAATTTTAACCTAAACAAAAAGTGGAATAAATAAGTGTATGTAAGTGTAGATAATTACTCCTTTAATTACAAATTATGCGAAGTTTTAATAATTTCTTGAAAGAAGCAACAGAGACTTCTGCTTCAAGACAGGCAAAATTGCTTGGTCTTGTTGGAGATGGTCATGGAGGATGGTACGATGCCAAGGGAAAGTTTGTTGCGAAAACTGAAGGTGGTAAATTAAAGTTTTATGGTCAAGGTGGAGCAAAACAAGAGGACGATAAACCCACTCAAAAGAAAACTGCAGAAGCACCTGCACCAACTAAGAAAGCAAAACCAGTTCAACAACAAGATAAACCAGAACAAACTGAAGGTAATAAAGGTCTTGTTCTTGTGTTTGGTAGATTTAATCCACCAACAGTTGGACATCAAAAACTTTTACAGTCTGCACAAAGAGAAGCAAAAAGAGTTAACGGTGATTTAAAAATATATCCAAGTCGTACTCAGGATGCAAAGAAGAATCCACTTGATCCTGGCATGAAAATTAATTTCATGAAACAAATGTTTCCTGATTATGA